GGGATGCACAGAATGTTTGTTTGTGGGGGAGGGGGAGGGGAAGATGGGGATAAGGCAAAACGCAGTTTTGCCAAAATAAAGTTTAGGGTCAAGCCCTTTTCAAAGGGCTTGCAGGGGATTGGGGACAGCGTCCCCAGGGTTTTACAGGAGGTATGAGATGGGGCAGGAATGTTTTTATAAGGAAAATAGAAGGAACAGGGAGATGCGCGGGCTGCGGCTGGGCGGGCGTTTTGGCGCGGAGGAATGGCGTCTGCGCCCGATGAGCCAGCGGGAAAATGAGGAAATCTGGCTGCGCTGCGGCGGGGACGAGGGACGTTATGAGGCTGCCATGCTGGCGGAAAGCGTCTGTTTCCCGGACCTGAAGGACGCGGGACTGCAAAACAGCTACGGCGCGGCGGGAGCGGACAGGCTCCTGACAAGGCTGCTGCTGCCGGGGGAATACGACCTGCTGCTGCATGCCGTTGAGGAAATCAACGGAGGGGAGGCGGACGAATGTACCGCATTTATTTGAAGCAGGGGGCGCTGCAGGCATTGCTGCCGGTAACGCCGGCGGAGATACGGACGCGAACCGAAAGCCGGAACAAGGCGGTCTATATCTTGAATTTCGGGGAGATGAATCTGGCGAAAAAGCCGGGGTTGCAGGAAATCAGCTTTACGGTATTGCTGCCGGGGCGCGTTTACAGCTTTGTGCAGACGGAAGGCATATTTCATGAACCGGAGTTTTATTTGAACCTGTTCCGGGAATACAAGGCGGCGGGGAAGCCTGTGCAGCTGATTGTTTTCCGCAGACTGGCGGACGGCACCCAGATTTTCTGCGGGAATATGGAGGTGCTGCTGGAGGATTACACTGTGACGGAGAAGGGCGGCGAACAGGGGGATTTCTGGGTTGAACTGCGGTGGAAGGAATATCGGGGAGCGAAAAGCATACGGTATGATATGAAAACAGAGGGCGGACAGACCGCTCTTATTGAGCAGGGGCAGGCGCGGGAGAGCAGAACGCCGACAGGGACGTACACAGTGAGGAAAGGCGATTGCCTTTGGGCAATCGCGAAGCGGGAGCTGGGGGACGGAACGCGGTACAGAGAGATTGCGGAGAAGAACGGGATTGCTGACCCAAGCAGGATTTTTCCGGGGCAGATTCTGAAATTATGAGGAGAGGGGAATGGGGGTTGAATGTACAGCTTTTACTGCGGCATGGGAACGCGGCGTTTGACGCAACACCGATACTGACGGACGGCGTGGAATGGAGCGCAAGTGTGCTGGGGCGTGCGGGGAAACTGCGGTTTTCCGTTGTACGCGACGGTATTGTGAATTTTACGGAGGGCGATGAGGCGATACTGCTGGCGGACGGCGAAACGCTGTTTTCCGGCTGGGTGATGACAAAGGAACGGAGTTCTGAGCAGATTATTTCCGTAACGGCATACGACCAGATGTTTTATCTGGCGCGCAACAGAGGGACTTATGTTTATCAGAATAAAACAGCGGCGGAGCTGGTTCAGATGGTTGCGGCGGATTTTGGTTTGCAGACGGGGGAAATCAGCGATAGCGGCTGGAAAATTCCCCAGAGAATCGAGGAAGGGGAGACGTTGATGGATATCCTGCTTTCTGCGCTGGAAATCAGCGGGAAGGCAGCGGGCAGGGAATTTTTTCTGTTTGACAGGTCGGGAAAGCTGACGGTAAAGGAACGGCAGGAGATGGCGGTGCAGGCAGTGCTGCGGTGTGATGGAGGAATCAGTGAATACTGGTATAAAACGGATATCAGCAGGGACACGTTTAACACGGTGCGGCTTTACCATGCGGGCAGGAAGGAGAACGAGCGGCTTGCGACGGAGGCGGAACGTGCAGGACAGGTGGAAAAATGGGGACGGCTCCAGTATTACAGACATGTGCCGTATGCCCTGAACGGGGCACAGCTCAGGGAGATGGCCGAAGGGATACTGACGGAAAAATGCCGCGTGAAAAAGGAATTGACGCTGGAAAACATCAACGGGGACGTGATGCTGTTCGCGGGAAATTCTGTCTGGGTGGATATCCCTGATTTGGCGGAAATCAGCTTGCAGGGTATGGCGCTGATAGAAAGCTGCACGCATATTTTCCGCGACGGGGAGCACAGAACACGCATGGATATGCGGATTGAGGAGGGCTAAGCATGGATTTGAAAAGCTTTTTGAAGGAAAACAACAGCCTGCCGGAAAACAGACGCGTGTGTATTTCGCCATGTTTCCGAGATGGGGACGGGGCGGCGGAATGGGAACTGCGGGCGGTCACGGAAGAAGAATACAGAAGGGCGGCAGAAAACGCAAAGGATAAATGGGCAGCGTTATGCGTGCTGGCGGCAGTGACGCCTGACCTGCGGGACAAAGGGCTCTGGGAAAGCTACGGGACGGCAAGCGCGGAGGATACGTTGAAGGAGATGCTTTATCCGGGGGAATATTTACGGCTGCTGGAGGAAGTAAAGGCATTGAACGGGTTCGCAGAAAGGCGCGCCGCCTGGAAGGAACAGGCAAAAAACTGATTCAGGAGGGTGTGGACGGGGCGGATTATGCCTGCCATGCCCTCCGGAATTATGGGATACGTCCGGCGGAATGGGCGGCAATGGGTGTACCGGAAAGGATGTTCTGCTGCGCGGTAATGGAGTTGGAAATGGAGGCGGAATAGGAGGCAGAGCTTCCAGAGGTTTTGGGAGAGGTGTGGATTGATAGAAAAAGGATTGCTGAAAAGATTGGCGGATTTTTGGAGGAAAGCGGGGCCGGAATTGGAAAGCGGGGCACGTTGGCTCTGGCGGACTGCCGGGAGTACGAAAAAATTGCGGGAAGATGCGGAGGGGCGTGGATTCCCATTCGGGGAAACGGCAGGGACGGAAACATTCCTGCAGGGGCGGACATTTGCCGGAGGGCAGGAGGGAAACCGGCAGACGGGGCGGAGATTTCCCTTTGCAGAGGGTTTCCGCGGGAAAGGACAGGGGCTTTTTACGGCGGGGGAAACGCTGCGGCAGACGGAATGGCAGAACAGGCAAATGCTTTTTTTGGCGGAGGAAAACAACGCGCCACAGAAAACAGAACAGCTGGGAAAAAGACTGCTTTGGACGGGACGGAAGGGCGCAGGGACAGAACTGACAGAAATGGCGCAGGCGTTTTTCTGGGCTGAGCCGGAAGAAAATGAGAAAAAAAGAAAAACTCTGCCGCCTGCGGGCGGTGCGGCTAGGAAACGGAGGCACGCAGAGGAAAGCAGGGAAAGAAGCGCGGGACTGGCGGCGCCGGAGCAGAACGAGAGAAATATTTTCTGGAAAAAAGAGGAAGCTGCGGCGGAACGAAAGCAGGACGCAGAGGCATTGCCGGACATTGACCGGCTGATGCGGGAGATGACAAAGCGGCTTTGGGAGGAGCGCGAAGGCTGCGGCAGGCGGCTGGGCGGATAAGGAGGAACAATGCTGGACATTATAAAACAACTGGCGGCTGATGCTGTGGATCTGGGACGGGCGGCGGATTTCTGCATGGGGACTGTGGTTTCCGGTTCTCCGCTGCGCATACGGCTGGAAGAAGGGCTGGAACTGACAGAGCCTTTCCTGATCTTAGCCGAGCCGGTGACGAACTGGCAGGAAACGGGGACGGTCTGGCTTTGGCGTGATGAGGAGGAACGCAGGCTGTACCAGTACCATCTATACCACAACAGGGGGCTGGCGGCGGGCGAACGCGTTGCAATGATACGCGCGGCAGGCGGGCAGCAGTACCTTGTGCTTTGCAGAGCGGAAAAAGGAGGAGAGGCATGACGCCAAAACAGGTTACAGATGTGGATATGAGCAGGATTACGAAAAAGAAGCTGCCAAGCCTGACATGGAAGATCGACAGGGAGGAAGGGCAGGTACGCGGTACGCTGGACGAGGCGGAGGCGATGCGGCAGGCTGTGGAAAAAATATTGCAGACGGAACGATACCGCTTTGTTATTTATGACTGGAATTACGGTATGGAACTTGACGACCTCATCGGAAAGAATGCCAGCTTTGTGATACCGGAACTGAAGCGGCGGATAGAAGACGCACTGCTCGCAGATGACAGGGTGACGGCGGTGACGGATTTCTATTTTTCGCAGGAGAGGGACAGTGTGGCGGCTGATTTTCTGGTACATACGATATTCGGTGAACTGCGCGCGGAAAGGACGGTAGACATATGAGCGGGAAAAGCTATGAGGAACTGATGGAACGGAAGCTGGACAAAATCAGCGACCGGCGTGACAGGCGGCAGGGCAGCCTTATTTTTGACGCTATGGGACCGAATGCGGCAGAAACGGCGGCATTTTATGCAGATTTGGACATGCTGGAGGACAGGACGTTTGCCGATACGGCACAGGGCGATGACCTGACAAGGCGCTGCGCGGAGCGCGGCGTACAGCGGAAGGGCGCGGTAAAGGCGACGTTTTACGGCAGGTTTTTGGACGGGGACGGAAAGGAATACCCGATTGCGCCGGGGACACGGTTTTTCCTTGAGAAATATTATTACAGGGTATTATTTCGGGGAGAGGACGGGCGGTATGTGCTGGAATGCGAAACGGCGGGAGCGTGCGGGAATGAATACCTGAGCAACCTGCTGCCGCTGGAGCATATGAACGGACTGGCGGAAGCTGTGCTGGAAGAACTGCGGACGGACGGAGAGGACGAGGAAGGCGACGAGGAACTCAGGAAACGCTATTTTGCCAGCTTTGACGCAGATGCGTTCGGCGGGAATATTCCGGATTACAGGAGGAAGGTCGGCGCGCTGGAAAATGTCGGCGGGGTGAAGGTGTATCCGGTCTGGCAGGGCGGCGGCAGTGTGCGGCTGGTCATCATAGACCAGGGCTGGAAAAAGCCGACGGCTGTGGAAGTGGAAAAATTACAGGCTTTGATTGACCCGGAAATACGCGGCGAAGGCTATGGCATTGCGCCGATTGGACATAAGGTGACTGTTGCGGGCGTGCAGGAGAGGGTCTGCAATATTTCTATGCGGCTTTCTCTGGCGGATGGCTGCGACAAGGAAACCGTACTTGCGGAAATCCGGCGGCTGTATGAGGATTATATGGAAGGGCTGCGGAAGGACTGGGCGGACAGCGAGGCTCTGACGGTGCGCATCAGCCATCTGGAGGCGCGGGCATTGGAGGCAAACGGCGTGCTGGACATACAGGACTGCGAGATCAACGGTACGCATGGAAATATTGCACTCGGGGAGGAAGAAATTCCGACGCTGGGAGGAATCGAGGTGCTGGAATGAGTGCGGAGAGATATTTGACGTATCTGCCGGACAGCATGGCAGAATTGAAAGAATTTCAGACGCTTGGCGCGGTGGAAGGGGAAATTCTGGCGGAGGAAGAAGCGGCAAAGGAAGAAATGATACGGAATCAGTGGATTGTTTCGGCGGACAGGAAAGGGCTGACGCGCTTTGCGGCAATGATGGGGCTGGAAAGCCGCGGAAAGGAAACGGAGGAGCTGCGGGCGGAAGTGCTTTACCGCTGGAATTTCCGCAGCCCGTATCCGTTTTTTACACTGCTGGACTGGCTGGACGGTTTCTGTGGGGCAGACGGGTATACTGCGGAGGTAATCAGGGAGGAATATCGGCTGGTGGTTTTGCTGGAGGTGCATAATAAGGAAAAAAAGGCGTTTCTGGAAAAGTACCTGCGAAGGGTGATACCGGCGAACATTACGCTGGAAATCCCGCTGAACCGGAATACACACGGGAAGCTGAAGCCGTTTACGCATGGACAGATGAAGGCGTGGGGCTGGAAATACGGCGGGGTATCGTATGAGGATTTGAGGGGGCTGGTGTGCGAAGGGGACAATTTCGGTTTGTAA